CATTTCTGTACGGGCTATTTGATGGCAACTTCGGAGAGTTCGTTTATGAATGCTGCAGGGGCGGACATGGAGACCTCCCGCTCCTTTCTGGCTTCGCTGCGGGTGTTAGGATTTCAGTTCCGCCCTGGCCGTCCGAGGATTTTCACTCCAAGGGAGGCCTCCCAATTCGTGGACTTCGCAAATCTGAGCTTGAAAAATTCTACGCTTACGAATTATCTCTTCAACAAGACGAGATTTTCACATCTAGGGGATATGGTATTATAGGAGTAGCTATTGGGCATGGGGCTTCTATTGAAGAAGCCTTCGAAGAGGCTTATAAAATCTGTGATAAGCTCCGCTTGCCAAATAAACAGTACCGGAATGATCTCGCGGAGGTGTTTACGAAGGAGTATCGCCTAGTAGAACGTAGTTTATTTAGTGTTCAGAAAGTGAACATCTAAAATATGCCATTTCCTCCGGCTTTTACAAACGCATGGGACGTAACTTTTCCCCCCGATACTCAGTTAGCGAACCTGCTCGGACAGGATCTCCGCAACTTTCGTACAGATGTAATGCAACGCATGGCGTTGATGAGTGGTACGCTTGCGAACAGACCAACTCCTGAGATTGTGAATGCTACGTGGGGAGGGGCTGGGTATGGTTTACTTTATTTCTCGACAGATACTCGTCAGATTTTCCAGTGGAATGGGGGAGCATGGGTTGATATTACTGCTTCTTTTTCTTTTGGGGTTCCGGTTGTAAAGATTGATTTACTAGCTCAACAAGCTGACATTATTGCTACTAATTTAACTACCCCAATAGCAAATGGTTATTATCGAGTATCTTCGTATGTAGTACTTACACAAGCAGCAACAGTCTCTTCGACGGTTCCTCCTATTACAGTTTCTTGGACAGATGCTGACTTAAATGCGGCTGAATCTTCGCAGATTAATTCTGCGAATAATACGAATACTTTTTCATCAGTAAGCGCCCCATCTCTTCAGCCCCGAACTTTTTACGCCAGAGCTGGAGGGACGATTGTGTTCTTTACCGCTGGTTATGCTAGTAATGGAGCGACTCCGATGCAGTTTTCAGTTCATTTACGTCTTGAAGGACCTTTCTAAATGCCTGGCGCTCAAGACAGAAATGCTACGCGAACTGAGGAGTTACAAGAATTCCCCATAACCGGCCCTTTTGGCGGGGTTCAGTCTGAGCTTCCGTTGGATCAAATCGAAGATTATGGATTTGCCGATTCTACTAATTTTCTTTTTCGAAAAGGCGTAGCCTATGTTCGTCCAGGTTTTACTGCGCTTCCTCCCTTTCCTGCGCCAGCTAATGAGCCTGTTTTAGGGATAGCTGATTTTTTTACAAAGAACGGCAATAGGATACAAGTAGTTTTAACTCAAACTCGCTTACTTCAATGGAATCCTGTAGGTCAGACGTGGACTAATATAGCCGGAGCAGGTTTTACCGGAACTACAACACAGGTTTTTAGCTGGGATGTTCTTAACAATAAACTGCTTTTCTCTCAAGGAGCCGATAAAGTCTGGCTCTGGGATGGGATAACCGCGGGTTATTCTCAGAGTTCCGTTAATGCTCCCGCGGCATTTTATCTAGCTGAAATTGGTTTACACCTGATGACTCTTAACACCCTTGAGGGTGGTATTAACTTTACACAACGATATCGCTGGAGCGCCGTGGGAGATCCGACGGACTGGACTTCGTTCTCTGCGGGGGTTAATGATAATCTGAATAATCTTGGCCCTGGTCAAGGTCTTCTTAAACTTGGTCAATACGGATATGGATGGCACAACTGGGGTATTGTTCAGATTCAGCCAACTGGTGTAGGGTTGGCGCCGTTTTACTTTACTGCAATAGCAAATTCGAACGTAGGCAATTTCTCCCCCCGTTCCTTAACAAGATTTAATAGAGACGGCGTAGAATGCGCCGCTTATACAGGGTTTGATAATGTTTACATCTTTAATCAATCCTCGATTATACCAATCGGAGATATGCCGCTTGATGGTAAACGCCGGATAGGCGCTCGTTCGAGAATCTTTGCTGATTTGATTTCCGGAAACCCAGTAAACGCCTTTGGTTACGTAACACAGAGTATTAAGGGTCAGGTTTTCAACGCTTACTGGCTCTTTATACCCGGAGTCCGTGTATGGGTTTATAACTTCGATGAGAATAACTGGACCCCTTTTTCCTACGCTGATGTAAAAACTGTTTCTGGAAGGTTCTTTAATCCCAGCGGGACTAGAATCATGGATCTTGTAGGAAGAATCGCGGATCAAAACTGGACTCCTTCGACTCAAGGAAATAATTCGCTAGACGGGTATGCTATTGGCAATGGCACTGGGCAAGTTGCTTATATTGATTTCACAAATTACTCCGAGATAGCCGCATCGATAACTTCTGGGAAGCATATCTTCAAAGATCGTAGACATAAACATACCGTTAAGAAGTTTCGACTTACAGTACAAGATCAAGGAGCCGTGACGTATACAATCGTTGTGTCAAATGACAAAGGCTACTCCGAAACTCAAACAGTAACTCTCGGAAGCGGGACAGGAGATTCTATAAGTACAGTTTTAGGCTTCAATGTTACAGGTCTTCGTATTCAATGGACTTGCTCCGTGCCTGCGGGGCAGCCTGGGGCTGTTATAGAATTTTGCCCGATGTTTGACATTTCGGGTGAGCAACGCGGGGGGACGATAGATTGAAGGCTGCCCCAAATCTTAATTTCACTGTTATTAAGCCTGAACAAAAGTCTCTAAATGATTTTGTTCAGATGTTGAAAACTGTGTATCAAAATTTTATTCAAGTCTTGAATGGGAATGTTGGATTTGGAGATGGAACAATTCCTGATAATATATCAGGCTCTTGGATAAACGTAGTAGCTCCTGTAGCTCCGAATACAGATTTTACTGTGAATCATAATCTCGGGCGCTTGCCTGTGGGGTATTGGATTATGCAAAAAGATAGAGCTTGTGATGTTTATACCGGAAGTGTAGCCGCTTCGGCGACGCAGTTGACTTTAAGAGCGACCGTGGCGTCGGCTGTTCTACGCTTATTCATTATTGGATTTCTTCTTAGTCTACTCGCTCCGCGTAGCGAAGCTCAAGGAGCCTTACATCAAAACTTCGCAGCCGTGGCTGTGAATACATCTGCTGGTTCTGGTGTATTGAAAGTGATACCAAGTGCCGTTATCACGGTATGTAACGGATCTACTCTTCCCTTATTAGGTTCAACGTGTAGTGGAATAGCGTCGATATTCTCTAACGGTGCTTTAACGAATGTTCTTTCGAATCCTTTCAACGCTGATGTAAGAGGGAATTATACTTTCTATGCAGCTCCCGGTCAGAGCTATGTTATAAGCGTTGGGGGAGTTGGTGTAACGACTCTTTCTTATATATGGACGGCTCCGTTTGTTGGTGGGTCGCCGAATCCAGCGCAGAGCGGAGTTATTCGTCTAGCAAATGGTGATAGTATCGCTTGGAGAAACAACGCTAATAACGGAGATTTAACATTAGGCCTTTCGGGAGCTGCGTTTGGGAATCGACCTGCGGATATGTTTGTTTTCAATCCAGGTTCAACGGGTATACTAGCTGCATTTTTGTCGTCTTCAAGTTCAAGTATACCCGCCGTTGTGGGTATACTTCGAATGGCAACTGGAGATTCAATAAGCTGGCGAAACAACGCTAACAGCGCAGATGTTTCGCTTAGCAAGAATGCTTCCGACAATTTAGTCTATCCAAATGGTTTCAGTCTTGGCGGTTCCCTTCAATCCTCGGGAACAACGCCCGTTGTTACTGGAACTGGAGCTTGTGCGACAATTACGAATACAGTCGGCGGACCGCTGGCAGGCTCGTTTAAGTGTACTGGAGTTACTGGAGCAGCTTCAGTTACGATAACATTCACGCTTTCGACTTCTCTGGGATGGTTTTGTGCTGCCAACGACTTAACGACACGAGCCAATTTGCTTCAGCAAACCGCGCAAACTATTACGTCTTGCGTGTTGACGGCAACTTCGGTAACACAGAACGACGTGTTTAATTTTCTTGGAGTAGCTTTTTAAGGAATACAACGATGAAAAGAGTATTCATAACTGTATTTCTATTACTTTCGTTTGTATTTAGTGTTCACGCTCAGAACACTAACGTAAGCGCGACTATTACTGACGCTGGAGGACAGACGTGGAATAATGGTACATACACGTTTAATTTCATTCCGAAGCCTCAGTTTAAAGGCTCGTATAGACTAAGCGGGGCGCCGTATACTCCCGTCGCTATAAGTGGCTCTCTTAGCTCCGTCGGGGCTTTTACTAGCATACCTGTTCCAGATAATAACTTAATCACCCCGACAGGGACACAGTGGACTGTTACGGTGTGTGCTCAGACTCAGTTTATATGCTTTACTTCTGGATTTCTTACCATAACCGGCGCTTCTCAGACGATTACTAGTAGTGTTATCCCACCTGCGATTTCTATTACTTGCGGTCCTGGAGCAGTAGCATATGCTGACTCGGAAGTAAATTGTAGTATCGGGGGGAAGTATTATAATTTAATGAGTCTTGA